TATGCAGGGCTTACGCCCTGCTGGTTAAACTTATAATATTTGAATCTCTTTGTTACCTATCTCTGTATCTACATTCAGAACCTCGTACTTTTGAGCCTTGTAATTATAAACGACTTCACAGGTATTGAAACCTCTACCATCTTCTCTTTGGTCATAAACAGTATTTATATGCTGATACATTTTATTGCCTAACATGAAGTTTATCTTACCTGATGTACAGAAGTAGAATGCTACTGCATACTTCAATGTTTTCTTTTCATCAATCTTCTTTGTTGCCATGATCGTATATCTTTTAATTGTTATTACTTCGTTTCTGATGATGCAAATGTAATGATTAAAATCATACATACAATAAATAAATATACTATTTGTATGATTATTATCACATATTAACAAAACAGCATAAGTATGATTATAATCTAAATATATTTTAATACAAATGACTATATTCAATCAAAACAAGCTGATTTAATTTGTTTATTCGATTTTTACCCCTATATTTGCATCTGATTAAAATCATACACACATGGAAGTAAAGACAATAATCAAGCAGAAAGGCTTCACAATGGAATCCGTTGCAAAAAAAATGGGTATAACAAGGGTTACACTTGCCCAAAACCTTAGTAGAAATCCAACAGTAGGAACATTACAGAAGATAGCAGATGTTATTGGATGCAAGGTTGGTGACTTCTTTGTTGATGATATGGATATAAAAGATGATGCCAACACCATCACCTGCCCCCACTGTGGAGGTAAAATACATTTTGACGGAGAACCACATATGCCGGAACACAAGAATATACGAGGGAAAGAATACTATAAATAAAAAAATATGGAACTAAAAGACTTTATAAAAGAAACACTTAGTCAAATAATAGATGCTGTTTCAGAAACACAAGAAAAATACAAAGATAAACATGTCCTAATTTGTCCCGATGATATTCAATCTGAAAAAGGAGAATATTATATTGACAATGAATCTCATTATGAATATTATAACCGAAAGACCAAAGTACAAAATATAGAGATGGACATAGCTATTTCCGTTACCGAAAAAGAAGGTAATAAATCAGGAATAGGAATCGCCAAAATTATAAATGTTGGTACTTCGTCAGAAAATGCAATACAAAATGAAAGTGTTAGTAAAATAAAGTTTTCCATTCCACTTGTTTTACCAACAAGTAATACAAGAGAGTATTACCAAAAATATGTGAAAGATTAAAAGTAAAGCCAGAGCATTAAACTCCGGCTTACTCATTGATAACCTCATTAAAAGCAATAAAAGCGCACCAAAATGATGCGCCTTCTGTTGTCAATTAGTTCTTGATTTTATATCAGAGCCTCACGGCTAGAATATCAGAATCTGACAGCTTCCATTCTTCTGAGAAGATTATTATATCTCTCTTGTATAAGAGCTCTTTGTTTATCGGAAGCTGTTACAATCTTTCCCTTATATTTCCGCATGACAGATTCATTCATGCCAATTTCCTTTGCAAACTTACTGGCATTTATGAAAGGAAATGCCTCGAAGAATCCGCTTAAATCATATATGTAATCAACAGAATACCCAGACTTATACCACACAGGAAAGTCTCCATGTTTTTCTTTATAATATTCGGCCTGCTCCTCAAGTACGGACATAAAATCATCTTTCGCTTCCTGCTCTGTAAGCCCAAAACCGTACGCTCCGTTCACATCCTCCGAATATACGGAAATACCCCCATCATTCGCCTTTTCAATAATTGCCTTAATCTTCTTCATAATCGTGTATTTTAAATTCGTCAATTAAAGCACCCACCGAAGTGGGTGCAGTCCTTTCACTTCTTTAACCCTGCCTTTTTCAACATACTGTCAAGAGTACCATTGGGTATCTCTTGAGACTGATGTCTGCCAACAGGAATAAAGTAGTCAAAGTCGGGATGAACATATTTATAATGTTTCTTTCCCTTTTTGATTGTCCAGCCAGCTGATTCAATCAATTTGTAAAACTCTGAATACTTCATAAAATCAAAGAACATTTTTAATTGACACTACAAAAGTAACATATTTGTTACAATAAAACAAGCAAAGATGAAGAAAGAAATAACATATTTGTTACTTTTAACACCGTGTACACATAACAAAAGCCGGAGCACTAAACTCCGGCTCATTAATTGATTAGCCCTTTGATTCTTAACCGATTTACGATTTCGGTATAAAGATACTCTATATCCCCGCTGAAATCCCCATAATTCTGATAGAGAAACACGACATCAGCGCAGTTGTCGGAAATTGTACTCTTGGACTGAACCCCAAGTACCCTTGACATCTCTTCGCGTAACCCAGCTGTCATTTTCCCACCGGCAAGCGAACTTGGAGAAAACAGGTACAGGATAATGAAAATGAACTTCTTCCGCTGGGTAACACTGTCAATATTCGGTGGACATCCTCTCTCATTCAGTAACTTAACAAATATTTTATAGATTTCATGGATAAGGCTTTTGTCTTTCAGAACCGGGGCAGTCAAGGCATTCTCTTCTTCTGAAAGTTCTGATTTCTCAATTCTAATCTTTTTAAGGCGAATTATTTTGTTAAAATCCAGTTCCATAACACGATTATTTTAAAAGTAAATAGTATATTTGCATCATAATCGTGTAAGGAAGAGCTGATTCATGGTCGTGCGTGGGTTGGCTCTTTTTCATTCTTCCCCATTCGTGCTGACGAATGGTTTCTTTTCCAAATCATAGCAGGTGATATATACCCGTTTCCCATTAACATCACATAGAGCAAGGGCATATCCTTTCTCCAGTATTTTAACCGGCTGATTGTCGCAATAGACAGTACTTCCAACCGGAACTCTTATAAAATGACGTACTATCATTTGATTATCTTTAGCTTGTTATACCAGCGTGAAGAAAAAGGGAACCACCCGATTAGGAATGATTCCCCGAAAATGGTTACTTTGTATAGTTTGCTCATGGATTTTTCTTTTTAAGTATTTCAACACATTCCTTTATCCCATCATCGAAACCATGCTTATAGCCTTTAGTATATTCCCCTATAGTATATACCGCCATTGACAACACAAACAGGATGATACCTACAGGCTTATACCAACCGGGAAGTGATATAGAAAACGGCTTAAATGTAATTGTGAGATCTCCGACCCATAATAGGGCGATAATAAATATAATTGTAAATAATATTGTTTTCATAATCATATAAGTTTTAATGCTTCCTGTAATCCTGCTTCAAGTGCTTCCTCGTAGGTATTATAACGGATAATAGGTCTGTCAGACAATCCTATCAAGTCATGTCTCGGAATTGTCAGTATATCATACGTCCAATAGTTTTCATACATATAGGATATTTCGATATGCAGGTTCTTAGTTTTACGAAGCCACTTTTGTGCAACGGATTGAGTAGGATGGGAACATACTTTTATTGGTAACTCGCTATTTGTTCTATTAGTACCATATTGTCTACCATCTTCAATATTCATAGCAATCATACATGGTTCATTAAACCCTTTCTCTTTCAGCAACTTCGCTGTTTCTAATGTCACAAGTTCTTCGGTCATGGTTGGTTCTCCTTTCTTTTAAAGTGTTCAATCAGTTCGTTTACGGTAGCCTTGTGATAATTGTCAATCTCAAAATCATTAGGCATCCCATAGAAATCCATTCCAGACAAACATCCATCAGAGCCATCCCGGTATATACCCCAATCGCCCTTACCATTAGTGAATAATTGATTGTTATCTGTATCATCCCTTAATGCAGCGATAGCTAGGAAAAGTTCCTCGTTCGTTCCGCAATCAACAAGGACATCTCTTTCTTTAAGAGCATTTATATCATCATCGTCCAATGAATAAACCGAAATAATTCCAAAAATACAAGTACATAGATTATGCCAACCTAAATATGGATTACAATAATAGCCAAGTTCTTTTAATCTATTTCTAATATTATCAGTATTTTTGCGTATAAAGCAGGGCGTTGTAAATCCCATAGTTATTCCTCCTTATCTATCTTAATATCCGTTACTTTACCACGACTGACAAAGAAGAAACAACCCATCACATCGCACAGATATGCTTCATTCTTCATCTCACACTCATTGCATTCTTTATTCAACGAACATTTACTGCAATCGAAATTTATATTAGATGCATCAATCAGTTCAATCATTTCATGCAGCGCTCCATCTATTATTATTCCGTTATTTACTTTCATACCGTTCATTCATTAGAAGTTACACCCAAACACAATACTTTGTCAGAAACGCCTATATCGTCAAATTCCAAAGTTAAATACTCTGTATCGTAAGGATAAGGGTATCTGCAATTTTTCAATTCTTCATCCGTCAATTTGCGTCTGATACGCATCTCTATTTCAAAATCATCGGGAAGGTTCTCTATGATTTTTCTAAGTTGTCCTACGTTCTTTATTTCCATAATCAATCTCCTTTTTCTTTAATTCGTTCAAGTACATCCCTGTTGGATTCGAGTATATCGTCAAAGGATGGTATAGGCATCCATGCCAACACGATACTATTTCCAAAAATCCATCTTTCCTTTGTATCTAAATTGCTACTTCTACAAAACTTTTCTTCTCGAATACATGGTATGTCATACCACATTACCAAAACAAAAACTTTTTGCCCTTCTTCCGGCAACCGTTCTTTAACGTTAATCCAAGGCGATTGCTTTGACTGCCACTCTGCACCACATTGAAAATCTTCCATACTATCAGCATGATGTGAAACGTAGATATCCGCGTCAACTTCTTTCAGAACGTCTTTTCTGAACTTCGTTTTATTAGTAGCATAATCGTATGCTGCTTCTTCTACTGTCTGTTTCATTTCTGTTCAGTTTTAAATCGAATACCAAGCCAAATGTCCGTAGGCGGATTCTGACATGCTTCCATATTCGTTTACATGGTCAACAAAATCATCCAAAGGAACGGCATCTGAATATGTTTATAATAGTTCTTTTATTGAAAATAGCCATAACAATCAAGGCTAAAGCGACTTTCAATAATTGCTTTTTCCCAACAATTACGACATTACTACGATTTAGTCCGTCAACAGTCGTGATACTGTACCAATTCTTATAAGGTGGCAGTACTTTATAGATAGATATTTTTAAATTATCTTCTTCATTTATGTTCTTATTTACACTAATTCAATTATATTCTTCTTTAAATTAACAAATAAAGGTATTGCTGACATGTCCCCATTGTAATCCAACTGTCTTAAAGAGGGAACAACCTCCCCGTTATCATCAATCTCATAATCTGCAATATAGGCTAACTTCTTCGCTTCGGGAACCAATATCCTTTCATTGTTCCAAAAAGTATATCTTTCATGAGCAAGGACCGTTATACAGACCTTACTTCCAATAGGATATTTTTGGTTGGATTCAATGTATTCCTTTTCCAACTGAATTTTCTGATTCTTCAATTCCCTTATTTTTGAATCAATATCATTTTTCTTTGTCTGAAATTCTTCTTTGTTCATTTTTATACTAGTTATGAGTCTTCAGACTACGTTAATATTCAATTTGTTTTTTATAAAGGATAGGATGTGTGCAATCACATCGACCGTCCACCCGTTGCCTAACATTCGGTACTGCTGTGTGTCGCTGCATTCCCATTTATACCAATCGGGGATCGTTTGCAATCGGGCACATTCGGTAGGTGTCAGGCGTCTTATCATTGTATCAATCCGTACACATGGTTGTGTGCTTCCATCATTTCTAGCTCTTGCCAGCAGTGTGCATGATTTGCCCGATTTTATTTCACGGAAATGTTTTCCTCCAAATGTACGTATCGTTCCCGAAACAACTATCAGATTATCCTTATGGACAGTTGTAAGGCAATTCGTCTTACTATCAGTACGTGGTTCAAGCTGTTGGATATTCTTTCTCCGCTCAGAAACCTCACCGGCTTCATACTTTTTCCGTATCTGTTTTCCATATTCGGTCCTTCTTGGTGTAAGACAGGCTGATTCACACCCTCGCATGGCAACACATATCAGATCCATATCAGAATGGTTGCCACTCGAATGTGCACCGGCGGTAAAACAGGAAGCCTTGTTTTGTTCCTTCTTAATTTTTCCGTCCCTTGAAATCTTCACATAATTGTCAGCATCCCCCATTTTATGAACACGTTGATTGATTGTCCTACATTTCACTTCATATGGAAATTCAAATGGCTCAAACTTACAGGGGGAGAAAGTTTCCGTTTCCTTTCTTGAGGCAAGACAGGAGACCATTTTATCACTTAAAAAAAACTTATCGTCCACATCATCTTCAAGTATATCTTTCAACAAGATTCCTTTATCCACAGGCTGCGGTATGTCCGAATGCAGCTCACCAAACAGTCCATCTCTCCTTGTCTGGATATTCGTCCAATATATACGCCTCCTATTCTGCGCTGACACCAAGGCGGAGTTGATGTGCACACCATATACACCGATAGCCTCACTTAATACCCTTTCCCATTTCTTGCCCATTTCTACGTTTTCAAGAAGAAATAAGACATTAGGATTGTATTTCCGTATATCGGTTAGGATACGCATATACTCCCAAAACAGATAAGACTCTCCTTCGAATTGAAAGCCTTCCTCTTTTAATTCCAAATAGCGATTCAGAGTGTATATCTCTTCCTTGTCGGTAGTGGACATCCCAACACGTTTGCCGGCAAAAGAGAATGACTGACAAGGACTGCCACCTATCAACAAGTCAATTGGTTCCAACTGAGATACATCTACCTGGGTGACATCTCCGAGCTGAATTGTGTTCGGGAAGTTCAGCTGTGTCTGCTTGATGGCGTGCTTGTTTACTTCGGATGCGTAGTACACTTCCGAGATAATTCCAAGCTGCTTTAAGGCTATTTGTCCACAACTCATGCCATCGAATAAACTAAGTACTTTCATTCCTTTTTTTTTATTATTACATATTGCAATCTCCACACATATCCACAAGACAATCAAATTCTTCTCGTGAGTATTCAACCCCATTAATTACGATTACCTCGCTACCATTTTGGTCAAAATAAACTCCATCATTCATTTCTGTTCCGTTTTGAGCCTAATTAGGCTACATCGTTAATACTAATTTCTCCTTTCAATACTCGTTCTACCTGTCTGTCGATTATCTCTTGAAACTCTATCTGGCAGATAAGCGAGCAATCTGGTATAATCTCTTCTACTGGGTCTCCCCGCCACGTTGGTAGTTCATCCAAGAAGATGCGCCCGTCTTTATCTTTCAAGCAGGTAGCTCCAACATCACGCTCAATCTGCGCCATTTGAGCAAATACTTCCGGGAAGTCCTTCCGTATCTTGTTCCAGTATCCCATTCCCCCTTTCACGCAACCGATGCAGTTGTTGTTATTGTAGCCCATCTTGTACATGGCCGGAATTTCAATACCAGCTTTCCAAAGCATTCCCATCGCATCCGGCTTCGTAATCTGCTTTTCAATTAGCGGAAACAGTGGCTTTGTGTTTGGGTACTGCTGTTTTAATCGGATGGCTCGGTTTATCTCTTTAGGGTCGTAATCAAAGCCCCAGACTTGACCGTCCCAATTTCCCAACTCTTTTTCCAGCTTGTAACGGACTTGTTTCTTTAATTCGAATGTGCAAGCTGCACCAGTAGGACCATTAATAAATCTTTTCTTAGCCAACACATCCTCTACGTTAAGATACTTATCGCTTCTGATAGTATGTATCGGACTATTATACCATCTTTCGCAATCAGATAGAAACCGGGTGTTGTCAGGATGCCCGGAACCTGTTTCGATATAATAGAGTTGTACATCGTTATACAAGTTCAATGCTATCTTACAAGCTACTGCGGATGTTACACCGCAAGAAAACCATGCTATTATCATTTGATTCCTTTCTAATCAGTTATTAGTTAATTGGCAATTTCATAAAGCACATCCATATCGTTTTACTTTGTCGGCCAGTGGTATGCCCAAACAAAGGCTTATAAGGTATAATGGATAAAACTTCATTGACTTTTATTTCACTCTCACTCCATTTGAATACCAATGTCCCGTTGGGCTTTAGGACACGCATACATTCATCAAAACCGCTTTTTATCATTTCTTGCCAATTATCCGGAAGCCTACCATATTTCTTTGCCATCCATGAGGTTGCACCAAGTGTTTTCAGGTGCGGTGGGTCGAACACCACCATGTAGAAAGAATTGTCTTCAAATG